GCTTACGCTAAGGCCAGCACGACCACGACCAAACACGCCAGAGGCTAGACGCTGTTCTTCTTGCATCTGTGCCGGTAAACGAGCAGCCTGTAGTTCATTGAATACTCGCTGACGAGCAGCCTCTGGAGACTCTGCAATATATTGCTGACCAAGGCCGAACAGCCCTTGAGCAACCGGGGCAGCAGCCTCAGCCAGGCCAAGGTTCTGTCCATACAGAGCAGACAAACGATTCTGCAGTGCCTGTATCTCAGGAGAAGCAGTGTATCCAGCGCCGGTAACGATAGGATTACCGTACTGGTCCGTTCCCATTGTAAATTGGCTCTGACCAAAGCGTGTGGTAACGCCTACTGGTCTAAACGCAGACGAAGCAGCGGCTTGTTGTGCTGCTCTTTGCTGTGCATTTGCAGCCGTTTGTGCGGCTTTTGACGCTGATCTACTCGCTATACTGGAGCCGATTAAATTAGCGCCTGCTCCGATTAATGCCGCTTCAATACCCATAATTATCTCCAAATATAAACATCATAATTATTACCGTCTGTTCCTTTGAAAGAGTTTAGATAAGAAAAATCAAACATCTTTAGAAATTTCTCATGTTTCTTATCTTCTGGAGTATGAAGAGCATACAATTCTTTACCATACTCTTTAGCAAGCCGATAAAACCAAGTCTTTAAATTTTTTTTTACTTCTTTAGTCCATTCAACTAATATATCACAATGAATGAACACATTACTATCTACATCTTCTAAATACAATACAAACTGCTTAGTTGTAATTACTGGTACTTTCATTAAGCCTTCATAATGTAGCACAGCGCATAGTACGGAGGCAGGTTAGCGTTAGTACCGGAAGAACCTGTAGAGGCAACTGTAGTCGAAACGCTAATTCCAGTAGTTGCGCTTTGCGTATTTACAACTTTAGTAGTATTATAGTTAATGTACTCACCAGCACCGCCTCCAGCGGCGTCTTTACGAGAATCAATTCCGTGGACGTGACCAGGGTCTGTAACAGAGGATGTTGCAGTGTGAGTGTGCGATACTACAATCGCATTAGCAGAACCACCTGTAGCGCCAACAGCATAAGTAGAGCCAGCGCCAACAATAAACCTGTCTCTCAAGTCAGGAGTGCTGTTAGAGCCATTACACAGATACCAACCACTAGGGATAGAAGCAACAGAACCGGACCAAATAATAATACCACCGGAAGGAATAGCGGCAGTAAGAGCAGTAGCAACGAATGCAGTCGTAGCAATCTGAGTATTATTAGTGCCAGCAGAGGCCGTAGGCGCTAACGGAGTACCGGTCAGCGTTGGGCTATTGGAGTCTGCCTTAGACGAGATAGCAGAAGCAATAGCGTTGTATTCGGTATCAATCTCCGTGCCTTTAATACGCTTTGCTGGATCTCCAGTGGTTAGGCCGTCTTTAACGGCAAAGTTAGTGGCTTTGGTATAATTTGACATACTATCTTCCTTTAAACGGTTTTACCTGAAGCGACATAAACATCAATCTTTTGAATGGAAAGGGGGTCTCCATTAATATCCGTTTCTAGGCCGAGTTGCATGACAACACCGCTGCCGCCAACATTGACCTGAAACTGGTCTAAAACAATACCATTAGAGAATTCAGCAATATTGTATTCTCCAGTATTATACTCGTAAACTACGCTAGAGTCAAGTACTTTTGTAACACTATCTAAGTTATCTTTGTAGTCAAAGCCGTATTTGATGGCAAGAGAAGCACCGCTGCCACCAATAACCACAAAACCAACCTTTTTAAGCACTTTGAGGCTTGTAGGAGAACCGAAGTCAAAGTAGTTGGTATAGTAGATCATACGATAGACAGAACCGTTATCGGTATGCCCATAGTACTTTCCAATATAGCCTTCTTTGCCGATGTACAATTCTTTTGCCTGAGTTACCAGAAAATACGATGGATCTAACGATGTCCACGTCGTAACCCTGGCAGCGCCATCCGGCAGGAATGAGCGCATATCAAAGCAATAGACTACCTTGCTTGTAGGCAGCGACAGCAGATAAAAAGCATCTCGATCATAGTAGACACTTTTGATATTAGCCGCTGTCTCTGAAGCAACTGCCGACATCAACTCATCACGGACATTCTTTGATATGTCCCTAAAAGGAAGAGACTTCTCTTGAATGACTCGTGTAAGGCTACGCAGGCCTGTGTCAGATAAGAAAATAAGGTCTGTACCAGTGCTCTTCACTGAATCCCTGGCGATGCAGCCAACATTGGGAATGAACTCCTGTAGCGTCAATTGCGTGACATCGATGGGGTTAGCATAAACAGCGATATTATTGCGACCAAAGATAATCAAAAAGCCGTTGTGAGCTGCCAAAGCCACGATCTGGTCATTATTAGGGAAGACAGCATTTAATGACAGGCTACCGCTATCGCCAGCAGAAAAGTCTGTTCCGTCTAGCAAGCGACTAAAATAGACTGTCTGTTTATCTCCGACGATGTCTGCTAGCCAAATACGCCCATAAGCAGCCAAAGAACAATTAGGCTTAAAATCAACAGCAGAATAACCTGTTGGCAACTTTCCGATGTCGCTTAATTGCTGAAATCCATAGGAACCTGTGTGACTGTTAGGATTAGCAATCGTTGTAACGGTACTTGTAAGGCTATTAGAGACCGTATAGCCGGTTCCTGCGGCTGTAATGGTCACCGTGGCTACCCCAGTGCTTGAGAGCGTCGCTACGGTCAATTTTGCACCACTACCGGAGCCTCCTGCTAAGGTCAGTACGTCGCCTACATTATAGCCGGAGCCAGCAGCAGATACCGTTACCGCCGTAATCCCACCGCTTCCGTTGATTGTACTGACTGTGAATGTTGCGCCTGTGCCTGGAGTTGGGAGTTTGTGATACACCAACGGAGGATGACTAGACTGCACAAGATAAGCATGAAATGTGGCACTGGCTCCGTCCCCATAAGGCAAGGACGCTGCTTGCCAGTTGTTAGCGGTAATGGTATAAGAGGCATCTGCACTATTGGCCTGGTTGCGGACAGTCTTGGTGGTCATCGTCGTTGTCCCGACAAACAACTTATTATTACCAGCACTTAAGAACTGACCAGCATTTCCGTCCTGCAATTCAAACATAAACTTGACTGCATTAGCAGCGCCAAGATCAGTATTAACAGAAGTATTTACATTATCCCAACCACGCCGAGCACCGACACGACCATACCTATCGATAACACAATTCTGTGCCTTCAGAGCAAAGCCTGAAGACAACTGAATGCTACTCTCTTGGCTATTTATGCCAAGGAAGCCTGGAGCAGCAATGGTAGAAGTTTGGATATTCTTCATTAAGCCCAGTTCCAAGTAATTTCGTCTTGATAACGGTTTGCTTCTGTTGCGATATGGTCAGCCAAGGATTGGCGATATAACTGGTAGGCTTCGTTGCTGGTCACACCAGCGTCTTCTCCACGCTCTGCCAGTGCCTTAGAATAGGCTAAGAATACCACAGGCTCATCAGGAACCTTAATCGTAGTTGCTGCAGTGGCTAGTTCCGGCTGAGGCTTAAAGACGTTAAAATATATATTATAAACACCATCGGGAATAGGATATAAGTCTACTTGCGTATCGCCGTTGCTGTCAACACCGTTAAAGTTATACTTATTAGGCTTTCCTTTTGTAGGTGCTCCAAAGAAAACCTTGTTCATGTATTCAGTTGGTCCGAACTCTAATGCAGATCCGTCATCAGAATGACGAATATCAATAACCCTAAACCGCTGACCAATGCCGGTCAGAACATAATTAAAAAGATTAGCAGAAGTACTAACAGTAAGCGTTTCAGTAAGCACATTCCAGTTGTAAGAATCTTCCACTTGTCGTTTAGCATCATTGATGAAGCGCCCAATGAGTTTAGAATACGGCGTATCCGTGACAGCCGACACCTCTGGCTCACGAAGACGAACCAGCACCTCATTAACCATTTCTAAGTATGTTTTGTTTGCCATGTCAGCAATCCCATTTATCTAATGCAAGTTTCTTCCTAGTAGGACGGCCTTTAGCGTCCTTCAACGGCCCAGGCATACCAGTCATCCGTGCACAGAAAGACTTACGCCGTGCGGCTGCTTTGGGCGACTTCTTAGCCTGTTTAGCAGACACTGGCGGCTTCAGATTAGCGCCTTCTGTGCGTTTGAAGTATTCACGGCCTTTTTTGTTAAGACCGCCTTCAGGATTCTGGTATACTTTCTTGACCATTATTTTTTAGCCGTTTTCTTTGCTTGTCTAAACGCCTTAGCAGTAGGCGCTCCTTTTGTTCCAGGCTTACGCATCTTTTCACCGCTGCCTTCTTTGATGCGTTTACGCTTGGCGTTGATATTAGCGTAGAGACCTGGCTTCATTTCATCTTCTTTTTCTTCATTGCCATGCCAGCCTCAGAAAGAGCAATGGCAACGGCCTGCTTACGTGACTTAACAACTGGGCCTTTCTTGCCGCTGTGCAAAGTACCAGTTTTGTACTCGTGCATTACTTTACCAACTTTTTCCATCTTACCTTTTTTAGTCGTGGGCTTCTTCATGGTTTTCTCCTTAATATCCAAAGTCTGCGAATTGCGTTGATTGCGTTTTGGGGTACAACTCTACTGTTGCTAAACAAGCAGCGTTAGAAGCGCCTGTTTCAACCTGAACACGAACTTCATCTCCTTCTTCTAAAACAATGTATTGACCATCTCCGCCAAACTGAAGATAGTTAGAGGCATTAAGTGGATAGTTGTAAATAACTATAACTTCAATGTTCTGGCTTTTGTCGTACCACCATACGGTGAAGTTCTTAGCCGCGGATGTTCCATTAAATGCGTGGAGAAGAATCCAACGTCCGTCGTGCTTTGTAGGTACGGTGAACATCGTAGTTTTTACGTTAGCAGTAAGATTCTTGCCTACGGATACGGCTCTCATTTCTTACCTAACCATTTCTGTACAGTATCGGTTTCATAGATCCGAAAACCAGTCCAGACAATAGTAAATAAAGCAGCAATCGCTGGTAGGATTTGCGCCAGTGTTCCGATTACGGTCATTACCGATATAGCATCAGTAACGTGCTTAATGCCTTCTGTACTATGCTCAGTCATGCTACAGTCCCGTTGTAGTTAAGTTAGCCAATTGCTCAGTAGATAAAGCAGCAATCTGCTCAGTTGTTAATGCTGCCAACGGAGCACTAAAGCCAGCCAAAGCACACTC